CTTTAATAATTATTAAAATGAAATTCAAGAACTTAAGTTTTATCGACCACCCCGCCACAGATGGGGTAATTGCTCAAGTCATTGATGATTCGGGCAAAAAAATATCTGTTGTTGCAGGCAAAGGTCTGTATAGCGATTCCAAACATGGACACCGAGAATCTGTTTCTCACCCTAACGATGCAATCTCTTTTGAGGTACTGGTAGAAGGAGAGGATGATATAAGACCATATCAAAGCAGAGAAGACATTGATAAAATATTGTTAGAACATTTTAATGAAATCGAAGAAACAATGACTCCAAAAGAATTGGCATGTAATTTACTTGAAGATATGGAGATGGTTTCAGCAGATGTTTCAAGGCAATACTATGCCGATGGTATTATAGGGTTTTCAAGTTTAAAAGAAGATGAGCAAATTGAAGTATTGGAAACTCTGTTTAGACAAAAAACAATTACTTGGAAATTTAATTTTATTTAAAAAACACTATGCCTAATCATGTATAAGGATGCAAGAATATTAATTTTTTCTTGCTCATATTAAAATCATTTACTATATTGTATTTTCATAAATAAGAATTTGGTTATATTAATTGGGGAAAGGGTAGCAGAAATGTTACCCTTTTTTGTTGCTTATGTGTAAAACATGTGCTATCTTTGTTATAACATAAAACATAAAACAACATGGAAAATTATTTCGAGGAGGAACTCTTCAATCGTTTTGCAGATGATGACTACCAAGCAAAACAATTTCTAATTCAAACACAACGCAAGTATGAACGCAAGCCCAACCCAAGGGATGTGTTTTACATTGAATTTCACAACAACTTAAATAAAATATTTGGACTATGAACAATCATATCTTTAGGTCATACGTTGATAATATTACTCAACAGTATGGCATAACAGAACAACAAATGTTTTCTGATGGCAAAAGCCAAAAGGATGTAGAACCAAGACATCTATTTTTTTACCTATGCAGTTTAAAAGAGATATCCATTGTAAACATTCAAACGTTCTTGGGTGAGCGGGGGTATTCTTATCATCATGTAACTATTCGCAAGGGCATGGATAAAATAAACAGAAGGGTAGAAGAACATCCAGAGTATGATGTTCTGATTTCTAAAATGCAAAAGATTAGTTCTAAAGCATTACGCAACAATGTATAGTGAACTCAATGAAGTTTTTGATACTGCATTGGATGATAGAAAAACCATCAATGCCAACTCTGATGGTTATCAAGCAAGAATTGGTTACGGAGTAAAGATTGTAAATGAAAATGGATTAATAACAATTTACAATACCGCCAATGGTGGTGACTTTTACAGAGAGATAACCGATGATGAGTATGAAGTTTTTCTTCAAGAGGGTTGGTACTCGGGAGTATATAAAATGTGTATTGAAAAGTACAAAGGTATATTGCAAGAGATAGAAAGGAAGACAAAGAGAGAAATCAACGGCAGAAAAAACCTGAAATATTTAGACTACCTAAAAAAACACAAAGAAACAATTCTAAAAAAGTATTACAACATAACACAAAAACTTAGTAAATTATGAAACAACTTAAAACTATTAAGGTACAAGGAGGCAAAGAATATGTCGAGGTACACACACGAGTGAACTATTTTCGTTCAGCAGAAGAATATAAAGGATGGGGAGAGAACTGCGATATCATAGAGAAGACAGACAAGTCTATACTGATGAAAGCAACCATAACAAATCCCGATGGACATGTTGTTGCAACTGGACATGCATATGAAGATAAAGATGCAAGCAGGATAAACCAACGTAACCATGTGGAGAACTGCGAAACATCAGCAGTAGGCAGAGCCTTGGGATTCTTGGGTATTGGTAGCGATGGAAGGATAGCATCTTATGAAGAGGTAATTAATGCCAAGGCCAACGAGAAGGCAGATGAGATAAAAGAAGTTTTAACTGATGAGCCCAAGGAATATTATCTTGAATTAGATGGCGATGACTGGGATAGGGTGATGTCGTTTATGGCAAACAACAAAGACAAGATGTCTTTGGAACAAATGATTGAGAAGTTTAAAACCAAGTACAATGTAACTAAGGTAAAGAAGGAACTCAAGAAGGCATATGAAGGAAAGTAAACTCATAGAACTAAAAAACAAAGTAGACTCTTTTACCCGAGTGATGCAGGAGGTAATAAACAAGATTGCATTGCTTGAGAACCTGCTGATAAATTTAACTACAGTAATCAAGAGATTAAAAGAGTATGAAGAAATAGCTAACCAACTTAAAAAAGAATCAGATGACCGACAAAAAAATGATAGAAAAGCTAAAGGATGACAAACATTATTACGGTGACTTTGGAAAACAATTCTTATCCAACTCCGATATACAAAGTTTAGTTTTAGAACCAAGGCAGTTTCACGCACCACAACCAGACAACAAAAACTTTGTTGATGGTAGATACTTTCATCAACTAATATTAGAACCCGAGAAGGTTAAAGATTTTAAGGTTTGTGATGTCTCCTCCAGGAACTCCAAAGCATACAAAGAATTTTTAAGTGACAACAACTTAGAGTATGCTATGTTAGAAAAAGAGACACACAACTTGAAGAACATGAGGGATTATATGTTAGGTAATCTACAATTCTCTGACTTTATTAACGACCCATCAGCAGAGTATGAAGTACCCGCAACAAAAGAAATAATGGGGGTAGGATGGAAAGGTAAGGCAGACATTGTAACTGACACACATGTGTTTGATATCAAAACATCTTCAGATGTATTTAAATTTCCAAGGAACTCTATCAACTATTTTTACCACACACAAGCATACATATACCAAGAACTATTTCAAAAGCCAATGGTATTTCTTGTTGTAGGTAAAACCAAGAAGAGAGACAGAAACAATAAAGACTACTATGACCTTGGTGTGTTTCCTATGAAGGAAGAGACTATGGGATTAGCAGAACAAACAATCGAGAGGGCAGTCAATACATATAAGATGTGGTTTGCTCCCGATTCTAAAGAGAATATAGAGAACTATATTATAAACACCCGTATTTAATTTTAAAACTATTTATTATGTCACAAGACACCACAGAAGAAATCCAATTTATTGATGGCTTAATTGCTAAGAGAAGTGAAAACGCTAAAGATTTTCAAATTGTAAAACTATCATTTAAGGTAGATGAATTTCAAAAGTTCCTAACCAAAAATAATAAAAAGGGTTGGATGAACGTAGATGTAAAGAGAAGTAAGGCAGGAAAAATATATGCCAGTCTTGACACTTGGGAACCTAATAGTGATTTTTAATATTACTGTTAGCCTTTATAGAGGGGAGATAGCTACTCCCCTTTTTTTGGCTCAAGTGCTATGACAAAGTTTAATTCTCCTTATATATATATATTTTTTTTTATTTATTATTTATTATTCTTTATATATAAGAAATAAAACGACATTTCCGACAAGCCCCCATAAACACTAAAAATTATCGACATAAAATCGACATGAAACAAGAGATAACTATATTTAAAAACATCAAAGATACAGACACACCTTTCTATAGGAAGGTGCATACTGTTTTAGAACGAATAAAAGATGGTAAGTCAAAAGACCTTATAACATCTATCCGAAGGGAAAAAAATAAGTCAGAAAGAAACGAACTCAAAAAGCAATTACCATCTATTTGTTTTAGTGGTAAGTTTTCAAAGAGAGAAGACAATAGCCTTATCCACCATAGTGGACTAATATGTCTTGACTTTGATGGGTATTCAAAGCAGAAGGATTTAATTCAGCATAAAGAGAAGTTAATAAAAGACAAGTATACGTTTTGTGTATTTATATCTCCATCTGGAAATGGTCTTAAGGTGTTAGTAAGAATACCTAACGATGCAGAGAACCATGTAAACTACTTTAAATCCTTAGAAAACTATTACAACTCCCCAAACTTTGACAAGACATGTAAAAACATAAGCAGGGTTTGTTATGAATCGTTTGACCCATTAATTTACATAAACGAGAACTCTGAACTGTGGGAAAAAATTGAAGAGCCTGAGTACAGAGAGGTAACTGTAAACATGGACTCGCCAACCATACCGATTACAGATGAGAACAAGGTTGTAGATATATTAGTTAAGTGGTGGACAAAGAAATACCCAATGATTGAAGGTCAAAGAAACCACAACGTATACGTTTTAGCAATGGCATTTAATGACTATGGGATAAATAAAAACTTGGCACAGTACATATGCAATCAGTATGCGACCCGTGATTTTAATGAGCAAGAGATTACAACTACAATTAATTCTGCATATCAAAACACATCAAAGTTTAATACAAAGTATTACGAAGATGAGGAGGCAATAACTGAAATAAAGCAACAACTCAAAAGAGGAGTAAACAAGTCTGAAATAAGGAAACAACTACTTAGGGCAGACTTAGAAGAGGATGTTATTGATTCAGTTTTGCATAGGGCTGATGAAGAAAACAAGCAGATGAAGTTTTGGACTAAGACTGATAAGGGTGTAGTTAAAATAATTCATTTGATATTTAAAGAGTTTTTAGAAGACAATGGATTCTACAAGTATTGTCCAGAGGGTGGTAAGAATTATGTTTTTGTTAGGGTTACTAATAACCTTATAGACCACACAAGCGAGAAAGAAATAAAAGATTTTATTCTGGAGCATCTTAAACCACAAGAGGATTTGTCTGTATACAATTACTTTGCAGACCAGACTCGCTTTTTTAGAGAAGAGTTTCTTACTCTTTTAGGTACTATAGACATTCTATTTATAGAAGACACCAAAGACACAAGCTATCTATACTATAACAATTGTGCGGTCAGGATTACCAAGGATGAGGTAAAGACAATTGATTATCTTGACCTTGGAGGCTATGTATGGAAAGACCATGTGATTGACAGAAACTTTAATAATGAAGAACTTAAAGAATGTGACTATAGCAAGTTTATAACAAACATATGCAATAAAGAAGAGACTCGTGTTGTATCAATGCGTTCTACTATAGGATTTTTAATGCATGGTCATAAGAATTTGTCTTACTGCCCTGCCGTTATACTTAATGATGAAGTAATATCAGACAATCCAGAGGGCGGAACTGGGAAAGGCATATTCAAAAACGCATTGTCAAAGATGAAGAAGTTGGTTACAATTGATGGAAAGTCTTTTACGTTTGAAAAGTCATTTGCATATCAATTAGTTTCAGCCGACACACAGATACTTTGTTTTGATGATGTAAAAAAATATTTTGATTTTGAGAGATTGTTTAGTGTAGTTACAGAGGGGTTGACATTGGAAAAGAAAAATAAAGATGCCATACTCATTCCATTCTCTAAGTCTCCTAAGATAGTTATAACAACAAACTATGCCCTAAAGGGTGCAGGAAACTCTTTTGCAAGAAGGAAGTGGGAGTTAGAATTATTTCAACATTATAAAAAGAACTGGACACCACAAGATGAATTTGGAAAGCTTTTGTTTGATGATTGGGATACAGAGGAGTGGAGTAGCTTTGACAACTACATGATATCTTGCCTACAACTATTCTTAAAAAATGGGTTGGTTGAAAGCACATTCGTAAACCTAAAGATAAGACAGCTATCTGCGGAAACTTGCCATGATTTTATAGAGTGGTGTGGACTAATTAAAGACACGATGCCCAATAGACATCTAAATGAAGAGGGCAAGATATATAAACAAGAACTGTATCAAGACTTTGTGCATGAGTACCCAGACTACTCTCCAAGGGCACGATACTCTGTATCTCGGACAAGGTTTTACAAGTGGCTCGTGGCATATTGTTTGTTTAAACACAACGTTGCTCCAGAGGAAGGCAGAGATAGTGCAGGAAGGTGGATGATTATAAAAAAACCCGTTGTTCAGGAAGAGATGCCCTTTTGAAATTAAATGTAAACATAGCTATGGAAAACTCCTATAAGTTAATTATAGACAAACTTTCATTGGATGATTTCAATGATATAAAGGGTTGTTATTTTATTCATAACCCATATAAAGAAGTGCAGGAATCTACCCTTAATGAAATGCTACTGTATTACAAACAAAAAAAAGAGTGGAACAAGTGCTTGAAAATTTATACACTTAAATCTAAATTAAAATTCAGTTATGAACTACAGAGATTATCAAACAAGTATTATAAATAAATCGGTAAAGGTTCTAAAACAACATGGGTTTGTTTATCTCGCTATGGAGGTGAGGACTGGCAAAACGCTTACTGCTTTAGGTATTGCCAGTATGTTCTCAGAGACAAAAAATGTTTTGTTTGTTACCAAAAAGAAAGCGATTTCATCTATTGACAGAGACTACGCTTTATTAAAACCATCTTACTACCTCCACACCATAAACTATGAGAGTCTCCATAAGATACCCTCAGAACTTAAATGGGACTTTATAGTGCTCGATGAGGCCCATTCCTTAGGGGCTTTTCCAAAGCCCAGTAAAAGGGCTAAGGAGGCAAGGATGCTTATAATTAAAAACAAAGCAAAGGTTATTCTTTTGTCTGGGACACCAACACCTGAGTCATACAGTCAAATGTATCATCAAGTTTATGGCATACCTAACAACCCTTTTAAGGAGTATAAGTCTTTCTATAGGTTTTGTGATAAGTATGTGGATGTTAAAGAACGAATTATAAATTCGCTTCGCATTAGGGACTACTCCAGAGGAAGCAAAGCTATTTTAGACGAGATGAAACCATACACTATTAGCTACTCTCAAAAGGAAGCGGGCTTTAAAGTGGATACTGTTGAGAAGGTTTTATATGTAAAGATGTTGAAGCAAACATATAGAATTGCTACAGACCTTAAAAGCAATCTTGTTGTAGAGGGAAAAGATGAAGTCATCCTTGCGGATACTCCAGTAAAGCTTATGAGTAAACTGCACCAAATATATTCTGGAACAGTAAAATTTGAAGGCGGTGGGTCTGCGGTAATAGATTCTTCAAAAGCGGAGTTTATACGCCACCAATTTAAAAATATGAAGGTGGGTATATTTTATAAGTTTAAAGAGGAACTGAAGGCTTTAAAATCGATTTACGGGGATGACCTAACTACTGAGTTAAGTGTCTTTGACGACACAAATAAAAGTATTGCTCTTCAGATAGTAAGTGGAAGAGAAGGCATAAGTTTAAAAAAAGCGGAGTGCTTGATATATTATAACATAGACTTTAGTGCTACAAGTTACTGGCAAAGCAGAGATAGAATGACAACAAAAGATTCTGTTCAAAACGATGTGTACTGGATATTCTCTAAAGGAGGAATAGAAGACAAGATTTATCAGGCGGTCACCAAAAAGAAAGACTATACCCTATCTCATTTTAAAAAAGATTTATTAAGCCTATAGATGGGACTGATAAAAAATAGTAATAAAGCCAAGCAAGGGATAGACTTTACTGGAGTCAAGTGGGGGAAGATTCACCCATCTGATGTTGATTTTGTCTTAGAGTTTAACAATAAAGTATTAATTTTAGGGGAGGTAAAATATAAGGGTAGCGAACTTACAATTGGCCAGAGGCTTATGTTGGAGAGAATGGCCGACAGTTGGCACACGGGTTTTAGTTTTGTTATCTTTGTACACCATACTCATGACGATGATGCCACAGACATCCCGCTTGAAAAATGCGAGGTTTATAAGATATACCACAATAAGGAGTGGCATTTGTTAGGAGGTATGCTGATAGATAAAATTAATCAAATAAGAAAAGTGTTTAACCTTGATGACTGAACAACAAATTCAATCAAAAAGAATAAAAGAATTAGAGGCTGAAGGCTACTATGTAATCAAATTAATTAAAACAAACAAGAATGGTATTCCAGATTTAATAGCGATACCGCCCAACTCGAATGTAATATTTAGTGAGATTAAAACAAAAAAAGGAAAAACATCTGCTCTTCAAGAGTACAGATTAAAAGAATTAAAAAACTATGGATTTATTACAGAAGTATTCAGCGGCTGAGTTATTTTATGAACTTGATGAAACATTTATATTACAGATAGAGGAATCATTAACTGTTAAACAGTCGGGGGATTTAATTGTAGACATAGAACTGTTAGTGCCTAAACTAAAAAAAGTAAATCACAAGTCACAACTGTTGGCGGGTGTTCTACAGACTGGAGGCGAACCAATATACTATGCTATGCGATTTATTAACGAAGAAAGGCATAGCCCATATTTTTTTCAATTCATAATTATAGATACAGACCAATACTTAGATTTTTACAACCAAAAAAAAGCAATAAAAAATGGATATAGAGACGATAAAAGAAACTCTTAAGAAACACGACAACTATGATGTTGATGACCCCGCTAAGAACGTATCTCAAAAGAGGGAGAATGTAGAAAGCAGGGCTATGTATTTTAAAATGTGTCAGGATTTAAACAAAATGGGGCTTACTGCTATAGGAAACAGTCTGTCACCTAAAAAAAACCACGCTACCGTTCTTCATGGTATAAGAACAATGAATGACTTGATAAAAATTGATAAGAGTTATAGGGCAAGATATAAAGGACTAAAGGCTCGAGCAAAATATTATGAAGAAGTTAGGGAAAGAAATAAGGCTCTTTCTTTCGATGAATGTCTTGTAAGAATAGCAGACTTGGAGACTAAATTAAAAGAAATAGAAAAAGAAAATATTTATTTTATTGATGAAATATCTGACCTTAGAGACCACAATGAAATCGTAAAGGAACATTTGATGTATCACAAAAGAAAGCTACACGCAAAAGGGTTTGACACTAACCACATGAAAGTATTTAATCTGCTAAAGTACAGATAGTTAAAAAAAATTCATAACTTAGTATAAAATATCTTATATGAATTATGAAATAAAAGATATAGATAAGATAGTTGAGTACAAGACTTGGACTACTAAAAAAAAGGTTGACACGCTGTTAGAGATTGATGCCAACATGTACTGTGAGTTAGGACTTGGAACTCCTCTGTCTGAAAAAAGAAATGTAAAAAGAAACTCTAGAAAAATCTATTACGCCATCAAAAAAGTAGATTCTGAACTAGGCTCTAAGCTTATTCAGTCTATGGATTAAAAGGCGATGAAAAAAATAGAAACAAAGAGAGTTCAGAATGTCAACTTTATTATGGATGACATTCACAATTCTTCCAACAACATCTATGAACACCTCATAGATGAGGACTACCCCTCGCTAAAAACTGAATTAGTTACTCTAATAAAAAAGCTGAAAGGCTTAATAGACTCCCTTCAGGATGAGTTATAACACAATAAGGCCAAGACTACACGGAAACAAGCGGGTAGCCTTTGAACATCTTACGTCTGTAGAAAAAAGAATACTGGTAGTCGGAGACCTCCACGAACCTTTCACGCACCCAGACTATTTAGATTTTTGCAAAGAAGTATACGCTAAGTACCTGCTAAACAAGGTCGTATTCATAGGAGACATCATAGACTCACACGGGTGGAGCTATCACGAGTCAGACCCCGATGGCCTTTCTCCTGGTGATGAGCTTAGCCTGGCAGTTAAGAAGGTGTCTAAGTGGTATAAAGCCTTTCCAAAGGCTGATGTGTGCATTGGAAACCACGACAGACTTGCTTCTAGAAAAATATTTTCAGCTGGAGTTCCGCGTAAATGGCTTCGTTCATACAACGAAATACTACACACCCCTAAGTGGAAGTGGGTAGAGAACGTTACTTATGATGACGTTCTATACGAACATGGGGAAGGAGGACAAGCACAAGCCAAGGCAAAGAACAACATGATGTCAAGTGTTTGTGGACACACGCATACCGAAGCTTACGTCAAGTGGTTTGTAGGTAAACGATTCAGATGCTTTGCAATGCAAACGGGTTGCGGGATAGACATCAAGTCCTATGCTGCGGCATATGCTAAAAACTTTAAGCGTCAGGCTCTCGGCTGCGGTGTAGTTTTAGGAGGCCACACGGCTTTTAATTGTATGATGGATTTATAATGTTTGAAGTAGACCAACAACTATCTAAAAAAAAATGGGCAATAGACCTATACCTTAATATAAGAGGAGGGGACAAGTACCAGAAGCTTGGGCACAACGATGTGGACTTTAGAATAAAAGATGAAAACAATAATGTTATATCTTACGCTCAAGTAAAAGTGATAGATGCTCCACTAGCCAAGGCTTACCCGCTTACTGTGGATGCAAGAAAGATAATTAAACTCAGAGACAAAAGGATAAAAGGTGTTATTATCTGGGCGTGTATAGATGGTATTATATATTCAACCATAGAGGAGCTCCAAGGAGAGACGATGTGGGACAAGTCAAGCGGTGAGTTAATCTTGTCTTTTAACAACAAAAAAAAGTTTAAATATGTTAGAGCCTAAACAAGAGTTTGGATTAGTCATTTTACTCAACGCTATAATTATCTATATGATATTTAAAATTCTACTTTAGCTGGAGGTTTTGGCTTAGGTCTCTTTCTAGGTCTATATGATGGACTAATACCTAAAATGTCATACATATCATCTTCTTCAAAAGTGCCCAGACCTTCAAAAGAATTATACAAACCAACGAGCGGGTCTATTTGAGCTCCTAAACCTAATTCAATTAATGGTATTACCGCTCCTTCAGTACCCATAGTTTCGTAATATCTGTTAACCTTTCTGTAGATTGATATATAAGGATTGACAACTGATGAAGCATAGCTTCCGCTTTTACCTTCTGCTCGCGCTACTGTCATTTCTATAGCAGCGCCAATAAGCGGAACTTGATAAATCAAATTTGTGCCTAATAAAGCTTTATTTACCTCCCTTAAAACTTCTTCTTTGTCTTCATCATCACCTTTTATTAGCCTTGCTATGTTAGCCGTTAAAACAAACAGTGCATTGGCCACTCCTAAGTTTAAAGCAAATGCCCTTAAATCTTTTGCTTTTATTTGTTTAAATTTTCCTGCTTTGGCTTTACTCATAATTGCAGCTTGCGCAGTAGCCACCTTGTTTATTTGCAAAAAAAGCATGCTTCCAAACATTGTAAATGCTCTAGTCAACTCACTTTTACTTCGTTGCAGAGGAATTTTATCAGTGTTTCTCCGACTTTGTTGAGTTGCATTATAATCGTTAAAAGCTTTTAACGCTTCTTTTTTACTCATTCCATTCTTAATATTCCTGTTGTAATTCACCATGTATCCCATCACACCAATAACATCTCCTAAGACAGTAGGAGCTGCTCCAGCAGTTCTAAAGGCTTGCCTAGCTTTACTTATTAAAGGAGAGTTTTTAGGGAGCGCCTTAAATTTAGCTCCAGATTCCAGTCCAACCACATCTCCACCTAGTCCTTTTTCTATTCTGTCCCTAAAGGTTGCAGATAATTTATAAGCTTTTTTTATTTGTTTGGGGAGCGTGGCTATAACTACTGATAAATCTGCTAAGAACCCTAGTGTGTCTAAAACAGGGGTACTCTTACCTGGTCTAAACTGATAACTTTCAAAAGCATTTATAATCGAAGTTGATTGTTTTGCTATTTGAATTATTCTAAAAGCTAAAGCAAAAGATGTAAACTTTGTGTTTAATGTGCTAATAATTGTATTAGGCAGATTAGAATATCCATAATCAGGATTTACCTCAGAATTAATAGACTGCTTTATTAGGTTTCTAAGGCCTGTAACGTATAGAAGAGATTGAACTCCTTCTGCATTAAATATAGCATTCATCTGCCTTACTCCTTTAGCATAAGATTTAAATCTCTCCATAGAGTCAATGTGGTTATCTAAAACAGAAGTAAAAGTATCTCCTTCGTCAATAACAATTTTACTTTTTAAATCTGTTCTTGCTTTTAAAGCAGGAGAGTTTTCAGCTCCAAATATTGCATTAAAATTTCCGTCTTCAAGAAGCTTGCTATCAAGCTTAGTTTTTGTCCTGGTAGGAAAATAATTTTCTACATAACCTAAGTTTGTAAAATTTAAACTTGAATAAACATCGTTTACAGACTCAAAATAAGATGTGCTTAAATATTCAACTACATTGTCCGCAAAAGCGGTGAGCTCTGGCCCAAGTTCTTTCTCAATTCTACTTAGTATTTTATCATTGAATCCATCTGTTTTTAACTTTTCTCTTTGAACTTCATTTAAACTTAAAGCATAAATTCTTAATAGTTCGTTAGCGGAAAAAGTTCTTTTTCTTTTCTTGCCATTTACTGTTCTTTCTATTACAATTGGCCCTTTAAAAAGCTTTTGAGATATTTCTTTATATCCCTTTGTTATCCCTGGTATGCTGTTCGCTAAATCGTTCAGTATGTCTTTTTGATTGTATATACCTCTCAAAGCGTTTTCACTCATCACATTTAATTTATCATAAATGTTTTTGTAAAAAAAGCCTTCTTGATACTTATCTAATATTTTAGTAAAGCTTCCTAAATGAGCAAGTTTTTTTCTAAAGTAATCATATATAACAGGAACTCCTGTAAACTGATAATACTTACTCATTTTTTTAATACCATCCCATATTTTGAATTTTCTAAACGACTCCCAGACCTCTCTTTGTTCTTCGTCTATAACTTCTTTTTCTTTAAAAACTACATTACCCTTACTATCTGTTTCTGTAAGAACTTCGTAGTTAGAAGCTATCGCTTCGTTTGCTTCATCTTTTATTTTGCGGTTTTCTTCTGCAACTAATTGCCTGTCCTGTTTTAGTTTTGAAATAGATTCTTTTGTTATTTGATTTAAAGTTTCTTCTAGTTGCTGAACATCTTCCAAAGACATATTATTTATTTCAGAAAATAAAGTTCTTGCTAATATGTAATCTATTAATTTCGTTTCTTGTGTTGATAATTTTTCTCCCCTAGTATCTTTTTCAAACACACTATCTATCACTTGGTCAGTGTTTTGCTCGGAATCTATTTTATTAGCGAGTTCATCTATAGAAGTTTGCACTTGCTCTGATTGGTTTAGCAAAATGTTTTCTAATATTTCTACTGCACTTTTGAAAAACTGCTGACCTCTAGCATCCAAGCTTTGTGCTTTAGCTTTTCTAGATATGCCAATTTTTGCTTTGGATTTCTTTTTTGCAGAGCTTAATATTCTTTTAATCAAAGACTTTTTAAGCTGAACTCTTTTATTTTCTACATTTTTTAAAACTTTTTCTACTGCTGCGGGCAAATCTTGTTTAGACTTTACGTTTGAAATTATAGCAATATTTCTGGCTATGTCGGCTTGAGTATATGTTTTAGAAACTGGTAATGCGTTTCTAACAAAATTTTTAAGCTCTATTTGAGCTTTTCTCAAATCGGCTATTCCCTTTTTATACCCTCTAACTGCTTTTTTTATTTTACTTATTTCTAGTTGCACAGTTCTATTTGCCCTTGTGCCTACAGATTTATCTAAAGCTAAAACTAATTCATTTTGAGATATTTCAGGAAGTGCTTGATACACTTCAGTCTCTTGCAATAATTCTAAAGCCTTTGCCCTTATCTCTGCTTTAGTTCTTTCTGCCTGCTCGGTAAATGTTTTAAGTTTGGATTGGAGGTCTCTAAACAGCCTTAAACCCTCCTGAGCGCCCTGCTCTATGTTTTGAAAAGCAGAAGGCAGCACCTCATCTTTAAGAAGCGCCAGCTCCATAGCTGGGTTTATATCTGCTGCTTTGAATCCTCTGCCTCTAAGAACTGAACGTATAGCTGGGTCACTAAAGCCCTGGTCTCTACCAGCTCTTATGATTCCCTCTATAGTCAGGTCTTGTCCTTCTATTGTGGATATTCTTCTTCTTGTAGTAGTTTTAAAAGGATTAAACTTTCTGCCGTTACGAGTTAAAAACAATCCCCCACCTCTTCCAAACTGGTCAGTCCTTGCTCTTTGAGCTCCTAAACCAAAGGGCTCTACGGCCCTGCGTAGCTGTGAGAGGTTAGCTGTCTTTGGAATAAAACCTTGGTTATCCATATTGTACTGCTGAGCCACCTGTTCTACTGTTGCTTTTCTTTGTCTGGGGGCTGCTGCTATTTCTCTTATACCTGAACCATAAGGCGCTACAGCTTGAGATTTTTCAGAAGCTTCAAGTTCTCTCTGATATTTATCTACCATTTCTTGTGGCATAATATCAAAAGCATTGACTTTTTGGTCTGGAACTCCTATTACTTCACCTAAAACTTCGTTTGCGTATGTGGAGTGTTGAGACCCCTCTCGAGCTGACGTTGGTTTTATAACCACCATAACGTCATTAAGACCAAAGTTATTGTCTTTATAAAAGCTATCTCTAAGTTCGTTTACATCTACAAAGCCATTTAAAGACTTAACCAACTTATGGAACTCAGTGTTTGTCGTGCCTTCTTGCTGTCTTAATGCTATTAAAAACTTTTTTCTGTCAGGACTGTTACGCATTTCTTCCCAGCTATTAAACTTATTTAGCGCATCTTTAATTCCTTTAGTTGGGTTTGTTGCTAAAGCATCAGCTTTGAATGTAACATAGTCTCCAAGTCTTTGAGTAAATACGTCATATACTTTTTTATTAAAAAGTAAACTCTTTTGTGGCGAACCGCTTATTATAAATAAATAATCAGCTGCATCTATGTTTTTTTGTATTGACTTTACTGACTTAGAGCTTGCCCATACAGCATCACCTTCAAATGCAAAACTTGGGCCTGCATCTAACTGCACTCCTTCAAACTCTCCTAGACCTAATTGGTCAGCAACCCAAAACCAAACCTTCTCTCCTTTAGAATTTATATCCTTAATTAAGGAAAGGATGTCTACGCTTTTATCTGGGGTTACCAAAGACAGCCCATAGGAATCGTTAAATTTAACTTTCCTTTGCCTGGGCTTAGGAACTCTTATTTCTGTAGGATTGCCTACGGGATTTGTTCCGTCTTCTAATATCTCTACGTCTACTTCTGTTATTTCTTCACCCGTCTTTACTTTCTTGGCTAAAGTCTGAAGTAATTTTACTACATCATTTTCAGTATCAAATGTGCTCTCAATATCTCTTAAGCCAAATGTCCTGGCTAATGTTTTTAAGAATGTTTTAATAAAGTTTTGTGCAGGCTGTTCTAAGTTTGTATAATCTCTTGCCAATATACCCATGAGCTCAGCAAGGCGCTCTTCATTTTGAACTTCAGGAGCTCCTTCATACTTAGCAACAAAAGTTTCTATCTCCTGCTGTACTTTTTGAGGCACATTACCATTTAGTTTTTTAACCAATAAGTCTGCTTGTCGAGTGGCTTTCTTGTCCGTCTTAACTTTGTTCAGAAACACCGCATGGAATACCTCGTGTGGTACAGTTATTTCTGTGGCCTTGGATAAGTCTACATGGATTACGTTTTCAGATGGATTAAACTCTGCTTCAGCCTGAGCGTCACTAACAAAGTTTTGAAAGTCTGTAGCAGAATCGTGTAGCACTATTCTTGTATTAGGCAAAAGCTTAGAAATAGCTTTAGCCGCTGTAGTTGCTATAGCAAGGACAGATTGTTCCCTGTTAAGCTGCTCAGTAGTCTTGTCTGCCACCGCCTCTTTTCTGTTAACCACTAAATTGTCTGATACTTTTTCTGTGGTCTCCTCTATAGTTTCACCAAAGAACCTATCAATTGTTCCAGGGACTTCTTCTGTTACCTGCTCCTCTGTAACCTGCTCCTCTGTAACCTGTTCTGTCTCTGGTATACCTAATGAATACTGAAGGTCTTTGACTTCTTCTACGTCAACTTCTTCCTCAATCTCTGTGTCCTCAACACTGAGTTCTTCTTCTTGGGGTGTAGTCTCTCGGGCAGCTTCGTCGGTGACGATGTCTCCTGCTCCCACATCTTCGCCATCTCTGGTTTGTTCCTGTACATCCACCTTCTCTGAGCTTGGCTCCTGAACGGCATCTTTATCTGTTTTAATTGTTTCTGTAATAGTGCTTAAGCTTGCTAGCTGTTTATTAATCTCATCAACTCTTGTTTGTTGCGCTACAGTTAAACTAGGGTCGCCAACCTCCTCTATAGTTTGAGTAAGAGCTTCTTTTTCTTTTAATAAATTAGTTGCTTGTATTTTTTGCTCTTGATTAAGATTGGTTTTATCTAATTTTACTTGAATTATTGAGGTGTCAAAAAAGTTTTTTTGTATTCTATCCGCCTCTTGTTGTGTCATTTCCCCTTTGTTAACTCTTCTTTTAAGCTCATTAACAAGAATAGCATCTGCTCGTTTAGTTTTAGCTAAATCAAACTGAACCTCATTGGTTTCAGCTGATTCAAAAACCTGAACTATATCAGAAAATTCAGTGGGTTTTATTTTTTTGTTAATCTTTGTTTTTGCTAAAGCTTCGTTTACAGCTTTAAATCCTTTTGCAGCATTAATAGGTGCTCCATAAACACCACCCGACCCAAACCCTATTAGAAATGCATCTGCGACACCCTCAAATACAGGCCTGCCGTCTATTAAGTTTTGTGTTATTTGTGTAGCAACCTCTTCTATACCCTCTCCTAGGGAGGATGTAACAGCGCCATATTTCTTTATAGCGGTCTCGTACATTCCAATTAATCCATCTTTAAAAGTTTTTCGACCCTGCTCGACTCCCTGTCTAAGTAAAACATCTTTATATACTCTACCTAATGCTCCCTGGCTAATTGTGGTAAAAACCATCTCTGCTCCTGCCATTCCTACAGCTTTAAGCATATTTACAGCATTACTTTGTTCAGGAAACTTTTCTTTCTGCGCTCTTAGCTCTGGGCCAGTCAAAACTGTGGTTGCTCCTCCAGCTAAAGGGACAAGACCAACTCCTGATGCTGAAGCAAGCATTATACCTATGCTTGTTGGGGCGCTTCCTGCTATTCCCTCTCCTAACAAAGTAAAGCCTTCGTCTATGTTCCCCTCTGAAAAGTTATCAAATACACCTCCTTCTATGCCTCTGCCTTCTTTAAAAAGCTCTGCTTGTTTTCCTCTATATTCTTGTTCTTTAATAAGAGATTCTAACACTGTATCTACTCCTATAGCTTTTTCAAAAGCCTCAAGATTGGTTTCAGGCAGACCTAAAGCTTTATTAATTGGGTCGGATACCAAGGCCGCTGCCTCATATATAACCGTGGGAATACTTGCTATACCCTCCATTATGCGAGCCTCATCTCTCTTTAAAGCATTAACCCATAAGTCTGTTACACTAGACCTGTTCACATCAACTTTTTTTGTTTTTGCTTGAGCTAAAACCTGGTCTTTAGTTAAATTATATGTGGAGGCTATATTGTCAATATACTTTTGCCCCTCTGGGTTTAATTCTTGATAATTAAAAGTGGGTAGTTCGATGGCTAAATCTAAGATTTCCATCTTCAAATTAGGACTTACATAGTCCGATTCAACCGTTAAATCTTCACTTGTAACAGATGCACTTTGAGGTGTCTGCTCAACTTTAACGCTTTCAGGAAGCGGAGGGGGTGTAGTAGGCTCCAATAAACCACTTTCCAATAGTGATTCCGTATCGTCTTTTTTTTTTACATCTTGTGCAGAAAATAGCTCAGGAAACAAGGGATTAATTGTTGCATAATCATAATTTTTTTGAATTGCAGTTTCCGCATAATCTTTTAACACCTGAAGATTTATGTCAGCCAGCTCTGGAAACTTTGGCATTATCACATCCCAATTGTAGTTGTCCGCTTGGGCCGTAGCTAAAAAGTCTTTTAAAAGTTGCTCATCCATATTTATTTTTTTACCTAGCTTTGCCTCCAGTTATGGTCTGTACTGATTGGCCTTGACCTCCCCCTTGCGAGCCCGCCAATTTGTTTATCATTTCATCTTCTTGCAATCTTACACCTTCTTGGAAAAAAGATAAATTGTTTACTAAAAACGATTTTAATTCTTCTAGAGCTTGTTCTGTTGATAAGTCTACTGTAGTTTGTATTTTGTTTCTGCCCTCACCGAAACTAATCTCTAGCCTATCGCGACCAGGAGCAGTCTGTTCAATTGTAAAATCTCCAAACGGCAAAAGAAAAGCTCGAACTTGAGACTCAGCTTCTTCTTCGTCTTTAGATAGTGGGATTATTTCAGTAAAATATTGAGTTATATAATCACTGAAGTTTTCTGTAAGAGTTCTCTGTTTAGGTATATTAAAAACGCCTTTTTCTCCTTTTTCTTGTCTTCCTTTTGGTAAGCTATTTCTAGCTATTCTAATAGCTTCAGCAGAATTTACTGCTCCTCCAAGTTCAGAAGAAATAGACTCTATAAACAAATCAAAATCTTCTCTTGGGTAAGAGGTCTTGTATCTTGCGCCTTTACCTTTTTGAGTTATAGTCCCGTCTTTGTCTATTTTTTCTATGACAACTTCGTTATCTTGAACATCAATACCAACTATGTTTTGTTTTGGAGCTGAAGAGATTAAACTTCTGATGGCTGCTTCAATTTCTTTTTGGTTTCCATACCAAAGTTTGCTCATGTTAGTTATTAGTGATTGAATCTGCCCTTTTCTACGCAATTCTGTATCTGATGGAGTTTTTGGTAAAGCGGCTTCCTCACTTCTAGGTATCATTGATTCTAGCAAGTTATCAAACCTTGCCTTGGCTTCCTTTTTTTGCTCATCTGTATACTCAAAAGTACCATCGGGGTTCTCTAAAATTAATTTGTCGTTTTTAGCAGCTTCATCTTTATTGGTGGTGGTGTCATAGTCTCCTGAGTCAACCAGGAAAGATGCCATGTTGCTGCCCATAAGAGCAACATCAATAGCCTCGTCTCTAGCTTCATTAAGCTTCGTTTGAGCTGCATCCCCTGCGCTGTCTAAAGCCAAGTATGCGCCTTTTATTGTCTTACCTAAACCATCTCTTTTTAATCGTTGACCAAGGGAGTCTACTATTGCTTGAGCGGTAGTTTGTGCATTAAAGTATTTAACATCAGCGGTAGACAAAAAGTCAACTACTGAAGAGTTTACAATATCGTTAGGGTCAGAGCTTGGGGCTCCGTTTGCATCTCTCTTTACAATGTTTGGTTCGCCTGTAGTTGGATTAACAACAAAAGCATGAGTTCGCATATCAAAAAGCTTTTCAACCTGAGCTTTTCTGTTAAGCGTAATCCTACTTAGAGTCTTGTCTTCTACGCCTTTTACAATCCTGTCATAGTCTGCGTTGTAGGTTTTAAAGCTATTAATCAGAGACGCTGTGCCTGTCGTTCTATTATTGTTATTTCTTAAAAAATCTTTTGTAGACAGAATACCATTCTCCCAAAGTCTTTTATCAAGCAGAGCTGTTTCAGTAAGTTGCTCCCTTGCGTTCATTACAAACTCATTAACCTGGGCATCCTTACCCATCTCCACATTACGAAGGACATCGACTTCCTCTCGTGTCTTGGTATCGACATTTTTTTGAGCTTTTTCTCTTCTTTCTTCAAGAGCATTCAGTCCATCTATCACAGAAGTAGTTACAACCGACCAGTCGACTCCTGGAGTTGCAAGACTTGGGTCAAATCCTATTTTTGTAGCCATATTTATTTATCTAAAAAACCTACCTCCGCCTTTTTTTCTTCCCTGCTTAAACAAAGCTCTAGCGTCTGTTCTGTTCATTCCCTCAAAATAATCTAAAGGATTTCCTTCAAATGTAGGCTCCCCAAATTGGTCTATATACTGTTGCAGGCTTTCACCTGCCAATCCAAGTTTTTTCTGAGGAATTTCTAAAAATTCAGCTAAAGTAGTTCCGTCAGCAACCTCTCCTCTTTTTATTGCTCTTTCAAGTTGTGCAGTGGCTCTCTCTACATTCTTTGCTGCGTCACTTTTAGGGTTGTCGGGTTGCATGGCTAGAGCCTGCCCTCCTATAGAGGTCAAGCCTTTTATTCCTTGCTCTAACGAAGCTACTCTTTGAGCTTCCGCCACTTGAGCTGCTTGAGTTTGCGCCTTCGTTTCTGCTAAAGCTAAACTAGCCATTTGCCTTGCACCTCGAGACTCTTCTTCAGCTGCCAACAAAGCTAAATCTTGCAATTCTTTTCCCATGTCTCCAGCTATCTGGCGTTGTCCAGCTATCTGGCTCTGAGCAACTCTTCCAGTTATAGCGGCTAATAACCTAGGGTCAGCCTCTGCTCCCGCTCCAACAAGCTGAGCGCCCGTGGATGTTAACGCCTCTCTAGCTCTTTCATAGACTTCTTTTTGAATAGGCAACCCTTTATAGAATCTTTTTTCAAGCTGTTTTTTAGCTTCTTGACTAGCCTCTTCTGCTTCTCTTTCCGCTTTATCTCTTTGCTTAGCGGCTGTCGCTGACTGAACAAAACTTCCTGTTGTGCTTGCTATTGTTAGACCTAAGCCAATTGCTGTCGCTGCTCCCATACTATAATTTTTTTATCATTTCTTTTGTATACTGGTCTCCTGCTATATACCCCTCCTGCTCGTACACCCCTATTAGACCTTTGTGTTTAATTAGTGCGTAAGCAAAAACATTGTCTGCATTTTTAGCTATCTGTGTTAGTGTATGAATCAATAAAGATATAGCCTGTTGCCTGTTAGGTTTTTTCTTATAATCTTTATTAGATATAATCCAGTCTATCCAGGCTACTTTTGAATTTGTCATATATATAAATCCTGCGCATACAGGGGTTTTATCATCATATATTATTAAACCACCCTTGCCGTTGTCTGGAAGAAAATCTTTCAATGGAGGAACCCATTTCCAATCTTTCCACCAACCAACTAAAACCTCATCATAATGAGACTCATCAAGTGGGATTATATTAAAATTCATTTAATTACAAAGATAGTAATTTTAGGGATAGCTTTTCATTACTTCCGACTCAACAGCCAGTAGTTCAGTAGCCGTGGTGTCTGTATTGGTAAGAGTAAACAAACAATAATGCCCCAACATCCCATGAGATTCCGCTTGCTGGTTTTTAATATATGCAATATAAGCGTCTTGAGCAGAAATTGTTACCGCGCCTTGAATGTTAGTGTTTATAACTATTGTGTTCAAAGCTTGACTTAAATCAACATTTATAGCTGTTATTTGACCACCAAATTGTATAGTAGTGTAGGGAGACAGCGCAAAGTAAATCATGTCTCCTACACTCACCTCACTGCCTATGGAGACGTATGGAGAAGTGGAAAAGCCAATCTGGGTTGTCCCTCCAGAGTCTGCAACAAAACTGCTTTTTCCAATACCATTAACAGACCTCATAGAATACTCTTGAGCGTCAGCTGGATTAGCTCCAGTCGCTCTTACAAAAGCAAACCATGCGCCTTCTTTTTTTTCAAACCAATTGCTGTCTATAGTGCCGCCACTTTGTATATCTGTAGATAGTGACGCGCTCCAAGAGCTATCGCTTTCTAAGTTAATTGTTTTAAATATTTTATTCTCTAACGCACTGTCATTAAAGACTGACGATATTTGAGAGTTGTACTGTACATTATAATAATTATTTCTAAGCGGGTTAGTGTTGTGACTATACAGTTGACCTCTTTTAAAAGAATAGAAGTAGTTGTTCATCCCAATCATCATATCGGGAAAGTAAGAATAGAACGAAGGCCAACCCTCGACTCCAGCGCTATAACTTAATGTATATTGCTTTGTGGGGTCTTCTAAAGGAGGTATAATTGGAGGGCCAAGCGGGGGACATGCTTGTGCATTGTAGACCAAATTGTTTTGACCACCCATATATCCATGATAAAAACACTCATAGCTTGTTGTCCCATAATCTCCGCTAACTACAAGGGTTACATCTCCATAAAAATACTCATAAGTGTTTCCGTCTAAAGCTTGTTTTGTTCCTGCGCTAAACTGGCCAGTGTAAGTTAAAAGAGTTGTTTTTCCTGTATTGTGAAAAGCAATAGGGTGTGTGGAAGGAACTGAAAGAAAAATAAATGTTCCTGTTGATGAACCGTAGACACCATAGTTGCCTCCAAAAATGTAAGAGTTTACTCCATTAATAGATTGAAAGGTAACTGTGTTAGATGATGCTAGGCAGTAATCAGGTATGGCTATGGGCGTAGGCGCTGGAACGGGTGCAGGTGAACCAGACGTAATTACATCGTATGTAACTGCGTTAGTTATTGTTAATCCTGTAATTGTAACAGTTCCTTCTGAAAGCGGCTCATATGAGCTACCAAAACCATTGTCATCAAAAAATGGTGTAGATTGTTTAACGTAAGCCACACTCCATGTCCCTGAAGAACCATCATCTCCAGTGATTGTTCCTGACAAAGTTCCACTCCCAATATTGGTTTGGGATGAAGTTTTCATAAATGCAGCCGTGGTTATTCCCGTTGATGGTGTATAATAGAATCTAGCTAAAGATATGTTTGATTGCGCGCCAGAGCCATTAAGAGCAAAGCCTATAGTTCTTGCTATGCCACCGCTTCCTTCTGTATCATTATAGCACCCAAAACCTGGAAGATTAGTTGTTAGTGTGGTTGGTGTAAACCCTGTTCCCATGCTTGCAGAGCTAGGGCAATCAACAAGAGCTCCTTTATTATATCCTACCGCTGGGACACCCGATATGCTTGCAGTGCCAGCTGTAAACTTCCAGCCATTCATATACTTTTATTTACTGCAAATTTACGAATTATAATTGATGTTAATTTTTTAAACCCCATGTGCTTGTTTGGTGGTGTTTGGTAAAACTTATTTCTGAAGAATTGTTAAACAAGTGCCCTGGAAGCACATTTACTACTACAGGGTTTTTTAAAACAAACTGCGAAAGAGCAATTGGCCCAACAGTTTTTCTAACTATTGTTCCAGGAATTTTTTCGTTAGGGGTATTGGGAAACTTTTTTATATCCTCAATGTGTTTTTTAACCAACTCTTTAGAAAACTTTAAAAACTGCTCCCATAAATTTTTATCGGAACCTATCATCAAGCTGTTCTGAACATACTCGTCATCACAGCTTGCTCCTATAATATAGGTTTCGTTTTTTTTTAACTGATGCAAAAAAGGAGATTTTAACTCTACATCCATGTCGGAGTACATTCCGCCATACTTATAAAGAATTAAAGCCCTTACATAGTCAAGTTTAAATATTTTATCTACACTGTTTAACAGCTTATAAAACTCATAATCATAGTTTTTTAAAAGATAATCTATTTCATTGTCATTCCATAGAATAATATTACTATAATATTTTTGCCAGCTCTTAAAACACTTATGCCACAATATAGGCCATGAAGCTTTGTTGCTAGGCGCTATAAAATTAATGGTCATGTTAGTTGGTAATGTACAAATAAGTTCCTAAAATAATTGCCTTGAAAAGCTTCTACCCTTCCATGAGGACACACGGCTGATTCATACATAATCATATCTCCAGGCTCCGCATATACTTTATGCCAATAACCTGCGTGGTCTCGTATATCTAAGGCCCAGTCATCACCAAACTCTTTATGTTGACACCCACATCTTAAATCTTTATCCACTATTATAATTGAAGAAACATGGTGCGTTTCAACTCTGTCTGTATGAGTTGTTAAAGTTGCGCCTTTTTTGTATGACCTTATACCATATATAAATGATGGTCTGACATTTCTGTTGGCAAACTCTTTGTGTAGAGGTAAAAGCTCTTGATGTACCATCGACCTAATAAAAGGAATCTTTTCAAAGTCGAGCATCTCGCTTTCCCCCGTGGGAATAATAGCTTTTATACCCTCCCAATTTTCTGTAACACCCTTTTCTTTTAGCATGGTGTAACAGTCTTGTATTAACGCCCATGCTGCTGGAGGACACTTAACAACTTTGAATCCCGACTCTGTAAGCTTAGGGACTTCAGAAGGGTTGGCATATACAGGAGGTTGCTTTTGTTGGTGAAAAGCCTCTATGTCTTTAGAGGGATTCCAATCCCTTTCTCTCCACCAAGAAGTAATAATATACTTCTTGCCTTTTGTTATAGGCATGCCCTCGTGCATTGCATTGTCTTGAACTTGACCGTCAACCATGTTCTTCCAGCTCAACGCCATTCCTTGCTGTGGCTTTACTATTTTGTTTTGATTTACAAAATTTGTACCACCCCCTTCAAAATCATCATTAAGATATATCATCAAGGTTTCGGTTCTGTTGCCTGAAGCCAAACAATGTTTGTTATATGCAGGCCCTGAAAAAAAGTCTTGATGAGGTCTAAAATACTGCCCCTCTTCGTAAAGCTGTCCTTGTAAGTGTTCACCTTTAACGATGTCAATACCTAAAAAATCAGCTATTTTTTTTTGAAGTTGCTGTACTTTTTCTTCTGAATGATTAAGATTGCAGGTGCTTGAGGTTCGTGTTTCAGAGTAGCTGCTTATTTCATCTCCTCCTTCTACAACGGAGGATGGCGCATGATTCTTGTCAATCATGTCAATAAAATAAACACACTCTTCTTTTGTTAAAAAGTTTAGAGTTTCTTTCATTAGATTAAATTTTTATAAAGATAAATATATTTCAGTTAGGAAGCTAAACATTCAGCGCAATCAGAGAACCCGTCATCATAAGAACTAAAGTTTCCTGTGTAAGATGTATAATTATATACCGTATAACAAACTCCCGCGTATTTAATCGTCATGCCTGGAGAAATATTTCCATCATCTACAACTCTTAAATTAGCTCCTCCTCCGCTACAATAAAATAAATCATATGAACCTGTTGGAGCAGGTGGTGTCGGTGTTGGTGCGGTGTATGTTCCATCTATTTCAGTGGTGAAACTTGGATAATCTGGTGTAGCAGCGTTAACAAGATGAGTAAAGCCTCTTGATGTTCCAGGAGTTCCTCCTATGGTAACGCCAGTTAGCGACCCTGTGTTTGCTGAAATGCTAACTGTTGTGTTATAATTGCTATCATACTGAACCGAAGCAGGAGTGGGAGTTACTGCAATTGTTAAAGCTGGGGCAGCAGGAGCTAAGCTTGAAGAAAGCGTTGCGGCTTGTGATACCCCAATTAAATTAGGGCTTATTACCGCTGTTAACGTTCCTGTAACTGTAGCTGGAGCACCAGGGAAATATCCTGATGCGGAGGCGGGAGTTACAGAGGCAATAACGTAAGCACTAGGCACAGTAAGGCTAGTTGCAAAGCTATATTGTTGTTGCCCAATAGTTCCTGAATCTTGTGCGCCATCTGCGGCTCCAGATAAACTATAAATTGATGATGGTGCTGGCGTTCCTCCGCTGGTAATATTAGTCGTCAATGCATAAGTAACTGTTGAGCTCCCTGGGGTAGGCGGAGTCGGTGGTGTAGGCGTTGGCCCTGGGGTAGGCGGAGTAGGCGGAGTAGGCGGAGTAGGCGGAGTAGGCGGAGTAGGTGGCACAGGAATAGGCGCAGAGCAAGACTGAGCCGCAAATAAAACTCCAGAAGTTTGCTGACGGACAATTGTCTGGTCAGAATACCATCCATTTGGAGCGATATTGGTTAAGTTTTGGTCTGTAAAAACCGTAGTTGCGTTTGCAAAACTTGCGCTATCGAAATAAAACGTTGCTTGTGTTGCCATAATTTAAAGGTTATTATCTTCGTTACATTGGTCGCAATTCCCATAATATTTTGAAGGGACTACGGTTGCTCCGCCAGTAACTCCAATGTTTTTAGTTACTGTGTAACAGGCCCCATTATAAAAATATGCTTCTCCTACCGCTAATGTACCCCCTATGTCAATCCTTACGTCTGTAACACTTCCAAGGTTGTTACAGTTGGCTACCTCGTAATATTTAATGGTATCGTCACATTGAGTACATCCGCCATCAGCATAGTCATCAAACTCTGCCCACTCGCTAAAGCCATTACCTAAAACACTCGGTGCTGGAGAAAGCACCCTGTAACAGAACCCATTATACCCAATAACCTGGTCAGCGAAGAGTCTACCTGCATTAACCTCTTGAAGAGCTTGTAAGCCAGCGCTGCTTCCATCGCACAGCTGTAAGTCCCATGCTTCAATATTAGGATTAGGCCCAGGGTTAGTTGAACACACACCTGTGGTGTCGATATTTGAAACTGTTCCTGCACTTGTAAATCTAAATATCGCTTGAGATATTCCGCTTCCAGTTGAAGGATTTCTTACTCCAAAATATTTATTCCCTCCATTAAACTCAGTTCCAGCCTGTAAGCCTGGGGTGGTGTAAAAAACAGTGCTATTTGCAAACACAGCATTTATACTTGCAGCGCTAGAGTATATTAATTGTCCAGTTAAAGGACAAGAAGAAGGGCTAGTCGGAGACCCCGAAGCCTCTATGTTCCATCCGTAAAAAATTGGTGTTGGTGGTGTGGGAGGTGTTGGTGGTGTAGGAACGGCAGCACATCCTGTACACGCATCATTAGCCGATGTTGTGGACTGACATAATACTCCAGCTGTTGGCTCCCTATAATCCCATATTAAATATAGGTTTTGCCCTGTGGTTGGCATACTAAATGTAGCAAAGTCTTGAGGAGGGTTAGCTTGTGACAATATTGGAACTGCGTCACTAGCAAGAGCTAAGAGTCTTGTTATGTCCGCACCATTGTTTTGAAAGAGCGTATCAGTTCTATAATATTTTAATTTATTTGCTGCATTAAAATTGTAATTGTCAAAGCTTTCTTTACGGCTTATAATAGAAACCACCGCGTTAGAGCCAGGAATTACACCGCCTCCTTCTCTTCCTGAAACCAGTGAGTATTGTGAAACTATAGGATTAGTGGTGCTCGTAGAAAACTCTACTCTTTCAGAGTGTAAGGGAGAGGTAAAGTTGCCTGAACTCCATCTATATTCGTTGGTTATAAACTTGCCTGCATCAGCATTGCTAGTCACAGCAATGTTATATATGTTTATAATTTCTGATTGTGGACACTCAACATCAACTTGAATGGTATCAGAAGTGGGTGAATCAGTGGTAATTGTTATATCTACGGTAGTTGCGGTGACAGAGTTTTTGTTAAACGTTAGCACCCCGCTTTGATATACTGTTCCCGTAGAGTAAGTTGCGCCATCATAAACAGCGGTGATTACATACCCCGTTCCGCTTAATGCACTTTCACTAACCTGTTGGTTTGAATTTAGCTCAGTTGTAATAAGGTCACTTGATTCAGAAAGAATATCATCAGTCCCTTCAAAAGGTATTGTATACTTTATTTCTGTCTGGCCTAAAAATTCAGTGAGCTCTACGCAGTATTTGAAAGCCACATTAGGCTCTAAGGTTATGGATTTATTTATTCCACAGTTTACACACTCAGCCAATAAAGTGTCAGTAGAAAGAGTTGTTGCTAAAACATACTCATTCATATAAGGGTCATAACCCCCTAGTTTTTCTGTATCAAAAGCTTCTATGAATAAATCTCTAAACCAACCCCTCATTCCATATTGAGATACAATCTCCAGCTGTTCATTTTGAGCGCTTGAGCCTATAAGGTTTAACACCACTCCCCTTTTAGCGTCAGTAAAATATTTGTTCTTGCCCCAAGCAGCAAAACTTTCTGGGTTTTTACTTATACCATACTCTTCTATTCTGGTTATTTGAGTTCCCAACACCTCTGGCACAGACGTAAGCGCTCCTCCACCAGAAGCATCGCTAAGAAGGTTTTTGCCTGCTAAAACATAAGATATTTTATCTTCTTGTAAAACTAAAACATCTGACTTTCTAGAATGTAGCTTTTGAATAGAACCAAAGACTTCTTCTAAACTTTTAAAGTTTGCTAAGCCTAAATTAAATTCATTTAGTTTGTTTACGTTTGTTTCGTCATTATATACACCACTATAAGTAATGTCAGCTGTTCTGTGAGCTTCTTTGTATTCTTGAGTCGAGGTAGAGGTTGTTCTTTCTCCATAGTTTAATGTCTTGCCAACTATAGAATCTAAAATCTTGTAACTTTCAACTCCATTTCCAAAAGAATATACATTGGCAAATTCTGTATCTACAATCGCAGAGACAGTGTCTGTTTGATTTTGAATGTTACCTTGATGGTGTCCATCCTCGTCTATAGGAAAAGATAGATGGTTTTCATACCAAATATTTGGAGCAGCATCTTGAGGAATTGTTTCAAAAATTACAACTGATTCTGCTCTGTAAACTTGTATTTCTGCTGTTACAGTAGACCTTCTTTTATCTTTAGAAAAAATTCCGCCACACCTAACCGTTCCAGTTATTAACAAAAATAGCTGGTTGTTCGTTGTGTTTCTATAAAACCTGTAATAATTTGTTTCTACTGCCGTTGAAATGTCTTGAGCCCCAGAAAAAGAGCTTAAATTAGGAGGGCCTGCTTGTGACAATTCTGCTTCAGCTGTGTTTATAATAGGGCCGCCATTTCCCCCTACTTCTGTAATCGCATCGTTAAATACTGTAGCTACATTATCTCCATAAAACCAAGCTGACATATTATTGTAATCTGCCGAAGCCACCAGGTTTACATCTATCTGGTTTATTCTTCTTTCACAAGCACCATTTCCTTTTCCAGGCCCTAATCTTTCTTGTCTTATATTAATGGTAATTCTAGTTCCAGCAGGCACATCATAATCTAGGTATTGACTTGCATTAGCAGGGTCTACAACGTTCATAGGATAAGCCATAATGGGATAGTCTGGCGCTATGTCTGCCGCTACATACTCTGTCCCTGGGGCTACAATTGAATTGTCTGTTTTTTTTGTAGAAAAATTACTAGGGTTTAGTTTCATATAAGTCCCAGCAATGGCTTTTACTTCATTACCTCCATCATCTACTAAATCAGGTAAAAAATCTGAAGCTTGAGCTGTTTTTTCTAAAACAGATGTTTCTACACATCTTAATATTGGCCCTTGGCTGTCTGACTTTACAATAAGCCTGTCTCCCTCTTGTATTTTATTTGCACTTTCTCCTTCTAATAAAAACCAAACAAAGTTAGTACCTGTTTGTTTGTAGTATATATTAGAATAAATAGTATCATAAGTGTCTTCAGAGGGCTTTATTACAAACTTATACCTTGTAGCCCAACTAGGAGCTAATTGCTGTATGGGTATTGTAGCCTGTATTTTATTTTGATTGACTGAGTTTGCACAAGGAACTTGTACTGTGTTGCTTGGGCTAACCAAGGCTGTAGATGACCGACCATACTCATCCATGTATACCATGCCGATTTCATACCCTCTATTACTGTGTAAACTTAAAGTGTTGTTTGTCCCTTGATACTCTCCAGAACTAAAACTAATATTGTAATATTCATAAGCAGTGTTAGAGCCATCAACATACTTCATAGCTATCATAACAAGCCCTATGGTGTTATTCGCTGGTTCTGCAATAATTGCAATAGGCTCTCCGTCTGCGGTAATGCCACTAGCTGTTTTTGTGTATGTTCCCAAAGTAGATGGAAGGGCACAGTTTAGTTGGTCTGTTAATGTTGTACCATTACAAGCATTAGGAACGGTTTGTATATTTGTAGCTGTTCCTACTTTTTCAATAAAATCTGTGCTGGTAGCTAAAGCATATACATTAGGAAAAGATTGAGGTAAAATATATTCAAAAATTATTTCTACTTGACCAGTCTCAGCCCCAGGAGTATTGCTTGAAAAAGCTTCATGCTCTACTCTAAAATCTACTGAAATAACCGCACCTTTTACCAAGTTTATTCCAGATAAATCTAAATATATAACTGGGTTTACAACCGCTAGAGTTGAATCAATTGTGTATGTATGTGGGCCAGTTGGAGTGTCAATGCTTTCTACGTCTATTACCTCTGAATTTAAATTAGCAATGTATTCTAATTTAATAGGGTCATTAAACTTGTCTTTTAAGTCGTATCCGTCTTTGTAGTTTCCATACATAAGCCTATTGCCCATAACGGTTTGAGACTGCGCTACTTTAGGAACGTTGTCATAAAGCCTTAGTATCTCAGACTCAGGTAAAAGCGTAAATATTTTACTGTCATCAAAAGTAAAAGTATAATTGTTAAAGTCAGCATACCCTAAATTACTTTTGTTAAAGGTCTCTATTACTTTTATATTAGACGTAGTCGACTCCTTAAATAGTAGCTGAATATCCTGAACTAAAGGCCCACCAGCGTTAAATGTTATTATAACAGCGTTCTTGCTGTTTTTCATCCCTTCATTTAAAAAACTATTGAAGCTAAAATTAAAAGTTCCAGGGTCAAACGCATACTTGCTAAACTGAGATGTTGCAGAGTATTCTCCATTAGAATACCTGTATCGATAAGCAAATGAAATAAATCGTTCCTCCAAAAAATTGTCTTGTTGTCCAGGCACATTTAAAAGCCGTATAGTAGGCGCTTCAACTGGAGGTCTTTTTATAACTAAAAGTTCTTCTGCTGTTATTTGGTCTATGTTGTTTACAGGTACATCATAGTTTTTGTTAATGTTTATAACCCTTGGAGGGTTTAAGTTGTCTGTAAAAAACAACAAGTCCTCTACCAAATTAATTCCCGTTATTAAACTATTAGAACTAAAATTAAGAGTGGTTTTAGTGTCACTACCATCGTTAATACTTATAACATGATAAGTCAGATTGCTAGTGTGAATATTATAAGAAACTATTAAATCTAGCTTTTGCGGAAGGCCTAAAGTAAAAGCAGGGTCATGCACAAACCAATATATTCTTTGGTTAGCTCCATCTTCAAAAGCACCAATACACCTTGCTGATAAGCTGGTGTCTGCTCCAGAATAAGAAAGCTGTGTTAATACAGTATTTCCTTTGGAGTTCTCTACAGAACCTATCTCAGTATCCTCTGTAGAACCCAGTCTTACATTTAGCGCGTCTATGTATTCGCCATTAGGAAGAAGCCTTTCATCAAGGCTCTTATTCATTCTTCCTTTAATAAAATTTCTCTGAAGGTTTGCCATTCTATTTAATCCACTTATTCTCTCCTCGCATATCCATTAATAATCTGCCAGGATGAATATTGCTTAATCTAATTTTTGCATTTCTCAATAAAGAAGACTTGTCTTTTCTTGCTCTATTAATAACATATTCTTGTACGTTAAATTTACTGTTTAATATAGCATACTTTATGTAAGCATATATATATTCTTCAAACAGCTTGTTTACTGAAACTTTAGAATCATCTCCGTTTTCCATCCCGTCTGAAATATACTCTAAAACGCAATTTTCATTAAGCATTGTGGAATCAAAATTTATAACACCAGCCTGCTTATCTATCCTAAAGGTTGGGTTTATATTTGCTGTTTCGGTATTTAAACCATAACGCGCCCCGATAGTATAATCAGCATACCAGTTTGCTTCAGTGTCTGGGGGAACTTGTTCATCACTATTCTCTTTGTTCAAGTATATACTTTTTTGTTGGCCATTCAACCTTTCAGTATCTAATGTAGAAGTGTCTGTTACAACAGTGCCATCGGAATTAAAAGTGAGAGTTCCACCAGTTCCTTGCAAATAAGATTGAGCAGAGTTAACTTGAATGTTTTCATTGAGTGGTCTAAGCCACCCGTCTTTATACAATGATAACCTAATCCAGTTTACATAATCACTAGGCAGGGTAAAAATTAAATTATCATAAACAGTAAGTTCTAAAGCTTTTACTTCTTTAAAAGCATCATAGTTTAATTCCTGGATGCCTCTTTTTGCGTGAAACAATATCTTATATCTTTCTTCGTTATTTATCAAAGAGTGGTTTCCTTGATACATAAGCTCAAAATTGTTTACAATATCCTCCAAAGAAACATATTGATATGACCCCCAATTAGTGTTTGTGGGAGCTACACCTGCATTATCATAGTATTGGTATTGAGATAAATATGCCATCTTATTGTTCTTGTGTTTCTTGTTGTTCTAATCCTTGGCCAAACTGAACTGTACTTATTTCTCTTATAGATAAACCAGCGTATTGTAATATTCTGGCCACTAAATTATTTACATCATCTTCAGGCAATTCAAAATCTTGAAAATCAGATTGTGACTGGTCAAATAATGGCTCTCCTCCCGACAGACTTATGTAAGTCCATTTAGGGTCTTTAGGATATCTTATGTATTGGGATGCCACCCTGCCTACACTATTTACCGTAGTGGGATACAACGTTAATGAGTTGCCCTCTAAAGTATATGCTGGAAAAGTTACGTTAGGTGTTGTTAACATAGACTTATTTAGCATAGTTATCTTACTATGAGTGACGGGCTCTGCTTCATTTTTTAAGTCTGATGGCCTGTATATTGCATATGTAAGAGGAGATGTATTTAATAGCGCTGGAGAGACCTCTAATTGAGTATTGCTTGTTATGTTAGTTACTGTCAAGTTAGAAACATTAGCTGCGTTAATTATTACCGAGACAATATCTCCTACCGCAACTCCATCTGTTTGAAAAGTACCAGATGAATCTATTAGCGCATTTGCTCCACTTACTCCAGTGGTAGTGCCTGATGAAATAACTTTACTGTATATTAATATTTTATTTAAAAGATAATAATCTGAGCCAGTAGTGGCAGAAGTGGGTACAGTATATATATTAGTGCTTGCGTTAGCTAAAGTTCCTGTTACAGAAAACGTATCTATAACCTCTTCATATCCTTTTTTAATATCAGCATATCCAGTTCCTGAAACTCTTGCGTTTTCCTTATTTATTTGACTATTATATGAAATAAAATATTCGTCAAAAATATCTAATTGTGCTTGTTTAGCAAAAAGATTAAAATCAGCTGGAGATATATACCCGTAATTATTCTTATTCAGTATCGCTAAAACTGTATTTCTAACAGCATTTATCATCACTTACTTTTTGTACAAAGATAAGCAAAAAAAAAGAGGTCATTAAATTTGACCTCTCTTCAAAACCTTCTAAAAGATAGTTTAGATAGTAGCTACAGCTACGCTTGTAAACACTAATCCTCCATCTTTAGATACTGGGGTAGTAACCTCAGTCCATTTAGACTGATTTGCAGTTACTATAGCAGCGTTAACATTTTCTCCAAAACCTGAAGTTAAACTTGTTCCAGTAACAGTAAATTTGTGGCTACCGCCTTTTAGAAAAATTGTTCCAGCAGTTGAACTTGTAGTTTCTGCATAAAGAATGTCATCAACAGCAAGATGAACGTTTCCATCATTAGCTGTATCGAATGTAATATATTTTGCCATGTTAAAAAAATTATGGGTTAAACAAAGGACAAAGGTACTAATTATTTAGTAGTCATTTTCTAGCACTGCCTCTAGCATCTTTAAATGTTCCAATCCGTCATCACTCTGAAGATATGAAGAAACGATATAAAGAGGGTCTTCACCATAAGGAACGGTTAACATTTTTTTCTTGTTGTTTGTGGTATTAAACCAAACCTCTTTTCTTTTGTTTCTAAAACTCAATAAAGATTTGTCAAAAAACAACTTCACTTTTGATTGAAGTTTTAGCATAGGGTCATTCACCATCTTCATAAATCCTGAAGGGTCTCTTTTAACGTATATCAAAATATCTCTACGAAGCTCTGCTGTAGTGACCCTTGAAGTATCAATACCTAACAAAACTCTTCCAATGTTTTCTACTTGAGATATCGTAAGCTTGCGGGCTTCAATAAGCGCATCCACCTCTATATTAAATTGATTTACCTCTTCAGCTGCATCTTTCTCTTCGTTTACCTCAATAAATTTTTTTCCATTTAAAGGGTGATAGTGCAAAAACTCTTGTAACACTGGGTTGTTTTTGGGCACTCTTAAAAAACCGTCTTCAAAAATAACGGGCTCCATAATAACGTTTCCGTCTTGCTCATCTTCAAAAGGTGACTTTTGATTACGAGCGTACCTAAGAGTTCTGTTTGTTCCTTGGGACTCATCAAAATATAAAAGGGGGAATCTTCTAGAGTGTCTAGTTGGCAGCATAAAAGATAAAGGTGCTGCGTTTCTGGTAAGCTTGTAGACTTTGTCTACGAATGTTTTATTTTTCATTATGTAAAATTAAATTAGATTTAAAAAAAAGGGAGGCTGTTACACCTCCCTAATGTAATACTACTCTTGGAATAAGAAGAAGTTGTTTGCACCTAAAGTACATACAGCTCTCTCAGACAAGAAGTTGACCTCCATAGCATCTAAGCTTGAAGTAGCAGCTCCGCCAGCAGAACCTGTAATCCAGGTTTTGTAACGTCTGTCTTCAGTTTCAGAAGCTCTGTAACGAACATGAAGGAATGGTCTCTTAGCGTTTTTACCAAGGATTTGGTCATAAACAGTAGTTGAACCAGCAGGCACTAATAGTCCGTTTACACGGCCTGAGTTAGCTCCAGTTGGTAGACCACCTCTCATTGTTGGGTCGTTTAGATATTTCCAGTCAGACTTGTAAAAGTCATAACCTCTTCTAAATCCTGTAAATCCAAGGTTTAGAGCCATATCTTTATCGTTGTCAAATAGTCCATATGAAGTACCACCAGCTCCGTAAGAGTTTTGGGCGGCCAACATATCATCTATGTCAAAGCTAAAGTCTCTGTCAACGAAAATTACATTTTCCTCGATAGAACCTTGCTTGTCTAGTCTTGAAATGATAGCATCAAAATCAGCTAATGTGGTTGGATTTCCTCCACCCCATACATTTCCTCTATTTTCTACTACATAGAAAATACCTTCAGAACCTTTGTTTCCTACATCTCCTGTAGCAGCAATTGCTCCTGAGTTAGCTTCAGCAGGAACTGCTTCAATCATTGCAGTTTCTAGATAGTCGTCAAAACGCAATCTAGTTTCATGCTCAGACTTTAAATACCATAGGTATCCAGTAGCTCCATTTTCTGTAGTAACTTCTACCCATCCAATCTGGGCCATATCAGAACCACTAACAGCATATTTATCTTTAATGATGATGGGAGAGTTAGAGAAGATAGTGTCATCAGCCTCTAAAGAACCTGACATTCCCACTGTTCCTTTCTTAAACTCAGAACCATAAATAAATACTGTCCTTGTAAGTCCAGTACCACCAACTTGTCCGCCACCTTCGTAGTAAGCAACATCAAATGTTCCGTTAGCAGTGCTAACAGCGGTAACGATACCTTTATTCATTCCTGAACCAGCGTTATCAGAGATAACAACTGTTTGTCCTACTCTTACTGCAATGCTTCCAGTGCCTGGTACAAGAGTATCATTTACTGTAATAGTTGCAGTGTCAGCAGCTGCTGCTGCTCCCGATGCACAATTGGTGTATTTAGTGTGTAATCTTCCTTGCTCAGCCCACTTGATAAGGTCAGAGTTAGAAGGCATTTCAGCACCGACCATTCTTAGAAATCCAGAAATAGTACGATTGCCATATCTTTCAAATTCTTTTTCATAAGTATCAGGTAGATACTGATTCAAGAAATCAAAAGTAGTGATGTAATTTGAAGCCAAGGGGACTTGTTCCGCACTTGGTTGTAAAGCAAACCCTGGGGTTGCTTGAACTGCTCCAGCCATAATGTTAAATTTATTTTTTTGTTATACTTCTTATTTTTAGGCCTCTGCCCGAATCAGAGCCGACTGACCTTATTTTCATCCCCCCTTTATTAGTAGCCTCTGGAGCTCTACGCTCACTCATGTTTATGTTTTTAGTTTTGCGTAAAACATCTTCAGTGGCTTCTGATTTGCCTTGTTCGTAAAAGAACTTAGCAAACTTATCAGGGTTCATTGCAATTGCTAAAGCTCGGTGATATCCAGGCGCATCTTTTACAAAACCTTTTTCATCCAAATACTTTGTTATAAAGTTCATGGGTGTTTCTTGATTTTTTTTGATTGCCTCTCTATCTCCAGGCGAGAACGTTATTGTTTTATCGTCAAGCACGAAATCAAAACCTTTGAAATCATTTGAAAACACTTCGTTAGTCTTTTTCAAAAACCAACTGCGTTTAAGTTCGCTCTCCTTTTCTTGAGACTTAGCAGATTCTAAGTATTGCCTATATTCAATTAATTCTTCATTAGCTTGAGAATCAACAGCCGAACTTGACTCAAGGGGCTGCTTATACAATTCTTTTTGCTCGTTAAAGAATTTCTTTGCTTTAGCAATAGTTCTTTTCTTTGCAAGTTTTACTTTTTTAATAACCGATTCTTCATCTATTTCTTCATCATAAGAATAATCATCCATTAATGAATCAATATCTTCAGGGTCTAAACCCTCTCCCTCAGTTACTGTTAAGTATTCTCTTAGCAAAGAGTCAGGATTCATAGAGTTAAAGTCTTTTTGCAAACGCACATAGTCTTCAATTCCTCTTCCTGTTTCTTTTTTATACTTAAAGTAAGCGGCAACATCTTCGGGCAACTCGTCTGTAGTTTCCCGTTCAGTCATTAATTCATCAAAAGAATTAATTTGCTTACCGTATCTTTCTCCAATATATGTAAGAACTTGGTCTTCCGAAAGCTCAGGTGTTGTCTCCTCAACTTCTTCTGTTTTTACTTCCTCTTCTTGTACTTCAGGAGTGTCGTTAACAACACTCTCTTCTGGTGTGTCTAAATCTAAAGCGGTCTGTGTTGACTCGGTTTTTTCTTCAGATACATCCTCAAATTTTTGTTCGTGCTTTTCTAAAAGCTCTTGTTCAACTTCTTGAACAGATTTTTGTTCAGGCGTGTCTAACGCTCTTACTTTCAATTCCATTAGATATAATTTAGATTACAAAGTTATTAAAAATATAAATGCAGTTTTTTGCATTACCTGGGCTCAAATTCAGCTAAATCAAAGCCATCTAGACTATCTTCATCTGACTCAAACCTTTGAGGTGGAAGATTGTTTTTCCGCTGAGATATTAATTTTGATTGTTCTGAGTTTTGCTGACTTATTCTATCGCTTTTAGCCTGCTCTCTAGCCCCTTCTCTCAAAGCTAAAGATTGTTCACTAATATCTCTAAGTTGAAGATTATAGTTAAACTCTTGTTGCATCAATTGAGCTTTAAGCGCTGCTTCATTTTTATTCTTCTCGATTTCAAACGCAACTTCAGCTTGTTTGACTTTCATTTTAGATTCGCCCTCAAGTTGTATTTTTTGAAGAGTTAACTGCGCAGCCATCTCTTGAGCTTTTAATTGCTGTTGCGCTGTCATGGTTTGTTTTTGCATAGCCATCTTTTCATCTCGCTCTTGCTTAGCAATTCTTTTTACTTTTAAAAGTTGGTTGGCAAGCTTTAAGTTTTTAATCTCTCTTATGTCTATAGCATCTTCTAGATTAATATCTCCTTTTGATAAAGCCATCTGAATGTTTTGTTCAAGCATAGCTTTTTGTTCTTCGTCAGGAGACAGCTCAATAAACACCCCAAAGTCATAAATATACAAGTCAGATATTTCCCCTAGTATACTTACATTGTATTTGCCTATCTTGTTTATAAAGTCATCTTTAAAATCGGCATACTCTAGTATGTCTGCAATTCTATATGTTAAAGCTTCTGCTAAAGTTCTATAGATATAAAGACTTCCATCTAAAATATGTCTAGTAGCGGTATTAGAGTTCAACGCTGCAAGCTTTTGAACACCAACTAAAGCGTTAGGGTCGGGCGTACTACCGTCTCTCGCTTCATTTAAGCCTGTTACAGAGCGTATCATGTCTAAGTAGTGGTTATAGTTGCCTATAAGCATTTGCGTCTTAGAAGCGCCTGAATTGCTTGTGAGTTGCTGTATAGGCACTTTACCTTGATTATACTCTCCTTCTTGAGTGTAACTTCTGCCCACGACACTACCAGTTTGAAAATACAAACGCAAAGCGTCTGAAGGGTCATAGGCCGCTCCAGTGCCTAGGTCTACCTCATTTAACCCATCTGCATCTATATATACCCCGTCAGGAACTGTTCTTGCAATCACCTGTTGCAGTTTTAAATGGGTTATTTGTATAAGGTCAGCAAAAGGTATCATTCTTCTTACTAAAGACTCAATAACTCCTTTATACATTCTAGGAGCTACAGCTACATAGTTTGGTAAAGCATGCTGAGAAGAAGACTTAGGTCTAACCATATTCTTGGCTAGCTCCCATTTTAAAAGTATATTGGTTCCCATAACCATTATCCCTTCATACCAAACATCAATTGTTTTTTCTATCTTTTCAAACTTACCTTCTTCCAGCATTTCATCTGGTGGATTAAAGGTGTCATCCTTTTCAATCATTTTAGAACCGCCACCTTCAAGAATCCTTTTCTTATAAACCATCTTTTGAGTGGTCTTATAATTAAAGTACATCAAAGTACATGTGTCTCTATAAAAAATATCATTTTCATAAAACTGAGCTACATTATAATAATCAAACCAACTCTGAGAATATTTAGATATTTCATCTAAATCATCACGAGTTAAGCTTGGGTCTATTTTTAACAGTTCAGCAATAGGCAGTGTTTTTATTTCTCCCCAGTAAAAACAATCTTTAAAGTGTGGGTCTTCCGTATAACTGTAAACCACATTTGCTGGGTCTACATATGATATTTGTACACCAGCGCCTGGAAGAAACTCATGCTTAGCAACCGACATTCCAACAACAGTAGAGTCATAATCTAACTGCTTTCTAATATCATCATAATGATTCTCCGCAAACATTGTGTCTATAGCCTCTTCTTCTGCAATCTCTATAGCTGGCTTATAGTTTAAATTCATGTATAAACTCATCTCTTCATCTGAAGAGGGCAAGTCATCTGGATTCATAGTAAAAGTTTGAATCCCTGTTTCTTCTTGCATCATTGTCAAAACATCTTTGGCGGCCATTTGACCTTCTATCATGTCTTGATACTTGCTACGTTTAGCTTGTGAAAGTGCGTCTTGAGCGTATGCTTTTACCTTAAACTCTCGGTCTTGCATGCCGTTTACTACAATGTCTACAAATTTAGGAAGGATAGGGACAGGAGTCCAGTCTAAGTTTAGATAAGATAGGTCTCCGTCTACCGCCAATTCGTTTTTGTATTTTGCTATGGATTGCTCTCCTCTAGCATAAAGACGAAGTCTGTGAAAATCTCGCCATTGATTATAATATCTACATTGATTCCCGTCTTTCTTAAACCACTCGTATTGTATTGCCTGGCCTATCTGAAGGCCAAACTCATCTGTTGCTTTTTCAGCGTCAGAAACAAACTGGCTTGGAAAATATGTAGATGATATGTTTATAGTAACATCTTTCATCTATGTAATTAATTCACTTATTGTTCCTTTATTTGTATACCTTGCAAAGTTAAGGTTTATTTTTGATTGTTTTTTCTCTGGAAGGTACATGTGTTTTTGGTTTGCCATGATTGCCAAGCCTGAACTAATAGATGCGTCAAACCGAGTTCTATTATTAATATCAAATTTTGCCCAATCCTCTAAAGTTCTTGTAAACATCATACTCCCCATCTCATCACTATCTCTAAAGCTACCCTCAAAATCTAAGCCCACATATTTTTCTATGTACGATTCAATAGCGGCTGCATGCGACTGCTTTACGTCTTCAGAGCTATTAGGGATTCCTCCTAACTCTTTTTCAGTTTTTGATAGCTTAGAGTAATGTTTGTCTGGTCTGTTCATGCAAAAGTGTCTATACCCTCTGTTTTTGAAATGATACAGCAGTCTAGGCTTGTTGTTTTCTATAAGTATTGGCATTCCATATAATACGCAGGCCATTAGTACTTCTTCAAAAAATATCTCAGCGGTTTGAGGCCTGGCTATATACTCTAGAAAAAACTCATTTGATGGAGCCTCCTCCATGCTAAATTTTGTCAAACCATGAAGCGCTCCATTAGAACCTCCACCGCCTACAGTTCCAGATATATCATAGCTATCACATCCAAAAGCTCCCATATGTTCGTTGCCTGGATACTTATATCCGTTTCTTTCTAGAACTCTGTTTTGAACACCTTTTGCGGGAACCCAGCTTATTAAAAATCTACCACGAGTATCTGGCTTAAACACTACCTTGGTATCTTTAATCCCATTAAGCCATGACATATTACCCCTAGTAAGATGATGTTCTTTTATTAATGAATCATTAAAATCAATCTGCTGATATATTTTAGTTAAGTTAAATATAGAGGCCTTGCTCTCATCTCTAAAGGCGTGTGACTCTGTTCTGGGAAACTGCCTATAGTATTCATTAAGGGCATCTGCGTCAGACTTCAAAGATTCTACTTCTGCTTCCCAATAATCAATAGCACCATTTTCTATCCACTCGCCATCTACACCCTTTACTTTGTCTGCGCTCTTACGCAATACAGGGTGACCATATAAATCTATAAAGCCTTCCATGTTATATTCCATTGGAATAAACAACGAGTATAATCCACTTTTAGTTTGACCGTTGGCATTTCTTTTAGATATGTTTGAGTCTTCGTAAAGCTTTTTAAAATTTTTACCCCCCTTATCCAAAGAGTTGGAGGTTGAGCCCATTAAACATTTTCCTATTATCTTACTTCCCAACCTTAAACAAGTCTTAGTTACCCTCCAGTTGTTTAAGATGTTGTTTGGTTTAATCCATTTGCCACTTTCATCATGAACCAACAACAATAGCTTCTCACCATCATACGAGTTGTCATCTGTATTTTTCCAGTCAATGGTGGTATCGAGCCCAGATAATTCCTCGTTAACTGCCTCATACATATTCTTCTTGGTTATCTTGGATGCTGGAATCCTAAAAGCTAGTTCGGTTTTAGGTTTATCCATACCATCTTGGATGGGCTTAAAAAAGAATGGAAGTCTGTTAGATATTGGTACAACCTTGTCTGTAAACATTTTTTTAGAATCCGAGCCCGTCTTTGAAAGTATTCCTACTCTAGCATCCTTAGCAAGTGTTCCTGTGTTTACACACTCTGAAGAGCCCATAAAAGAAAATCCAGAACGTCTTATTTTTAAATATATCATCCCAAAGCTTCTCTTGTCTGCCCTGCAAGCCTCCCAAAAGATAAAGAACAGTCTATTAGCCTCTCTAAAATCTGGATAACCTACATCTATAGTAGACCACTGAAGATACATGTAGTGAGAACCAGTCATGTAGGTAGGAACACCGTTGTTCATAAACCAATGCCCTTCTTCTCTTTTGTCAAACTCCGCCTCTATATAGTCAACCCATTTACTTTTAAAGCCAGCGGGCATTTCATTCCATTGAAATATAGAGTATACTTTAGAAAGCTCCTTGGGATATTCTTTTCGCTTCCAATACTGCTCAGCTTTAGATTTAGAGCGGGAGCTAACTTTTGCTGGCTGTTTCGGAAGACCAACGCGAAGGCCTGATATTTCAATAACCTCCCCGACCTGACCAGTCTTGGAAATAACTATAAAGTCATACTTTTCATTATATCCATATTCCCAGCTTTTGGCTCTGTTCTTGTTTAGCCTTACTGCGTTCGGTATATATTTATCTAAAATTTTATACATTTATTTAGACCTTCTTTCTGCAAATCCTTGCTTTGTTTCTACCTTAGAACTTCCTTGTTTTGAAAGTTGTAATGTCTCCTCTTCTCCGTCAATTCTGTTTAATATATCAAACGCGTCAAATATAGCTAGCTTTTTTGTTGCTGCTGCATTCTTTAGCCTATCAGCCGCAAGCTCATCTTCAGGGTCAGGTTTTATAATATCCTCTTTGGCCACTTTAATAAGTTGCTCTACTGCCCTTCGGCCAGCGTGTATAATTTTTTCTTTTAACAAATCTGATTTCATGCTTTGGTTTTCATAAAAATTACTTGCACCAATCTAGAATATTCCCCTTCTCCAAAGTTTTCAAATATATTTCTTGAGTGAGGAATTTTAGCATCAAACATAACCATTCTATTATAACCTGCATACAAAGTACACATCGGCACATAATTATCTAGAAATTTATTATATTTATATAGAGTTGTCCCGTCTTCTAGAGGGTGATAGGAATTTAAATACAACAACACTATTTTGTCTCCCATCATTTCATCTGTATGTATAAAATTAGGTTCTTCTTGATAAAGAGGAGACTGTCTCATAAAATTAAAGACCACTTCTTCTTCTGGAAAAAGTTCTTCAATTTTATATTGAAATTCATCCATCCCCCGTTTTTGTATTCCCTTAAATGTTACATCTCCATATAGAACATCTTCAAAAGTTCCTTTTAATGCATCAACAACATACTTATTAGGATTATCTAAAAAGTCATCAAAAATCATATTTATCATAAAGCAACAGTAATATGATGGTCAAACATTCGGTACAATTTCTCGCCATCTACTTCGAACTCATACTCTGTGTCGGGCTGAAATGTAACCAAATCTCCTTGGCTAATCCCGTAAGATTTTAACCTGGCATTAATATACCTAATTTTCCCCATTAGGGGTTCTTCTGCAAAAGGCTTAAATATATATGACTCGCTTGCAGGAATAGGTTTTACAAAACAATACCTGTCATGACAATACCACTGAGTATCTTTTTTGTACATAAAGTATTGAGTATCGTCAATAAAGAAAAGGTCATCTTTAAAATAACTCTTTCCACTTTTTTGCCTACCCTTCATGTCATTGTAAAACTTAAACACATTGTGGTGTACTAAAAGAATATCTCCTGGAGATATGTCCCCAGTATAGTCTATAGGAGTAGAAACAACAATAGCCTCTCTATTGGAAGCCATGTGGTTTTCTTCAGATGTGCTGGTTAAAAAGTCAATTCCTCCTATTTCTTTAGAGTTATTGTATCTTTTACCCTTAGTGGGTTTTACTATAAAACAAAATGGAGACTTCACTATTAAAAATTAATATTATATTCAATTGAAATTGGCATTGTAGCGTTAAACTCTTTCCAAAGGTATACCTCTTCTTCTTTTTCTATCCAAATAAGAATAGAGTTTTTTTCTTGGTTATATTTTATTAAGTGTATTTTATGGCTTCCGCCTAATATTTCTTGTCCTACAATATAGTGCATAGCTCCCGACTTGTAGTCTGGGCCTACTGATATTTTTCTAATATCCATTATTTCTTCATTA